AGAACCAGTAACCCAAGTTTTCATTCTTCGGTCATCAGTTTGTGAAGCTCTATATCTAACGTGTAAGAAAGGACGTTTCATGCTTTGTCCAACAGTTTGATCATAAACTGAAGAAGTACCAGCAGGAATCATAACTCCTCTAATAGCACCAGTTCCAGCAGCGTCATTAATACCACCTCTTGTAGCTTTGTCATTTAAGTATCTGAAGTCAGACTTGTAAAAGTCATAAGAACCTCTTCGGAATCCAGTAAAACCTAAATTTAATGCCATATCTTCAGAGTTATCAAATACTCCATAAGAAGTACCACCAGCTCCGTAAGAATTCATTGCAGCTAACATATCATCCATTGCAAGAGACGTAGCTCTATTAACAAACATCATGTATTCTTCAATAGCACCTTGCTTATCAAACTCAGCTAATATAGCATCAAACTCAGCTAAATCAGTAGATGGGTTAACACCAGATACACCAGTAGTAATATTACCTCTTTCTTCTATAGCAGCAAATAAACCTTGCGTACCAACAACGCTACCATTGTGCCCTAAGTGAAGATCAACACCGTTTGCAGTTGAAGATAAACCACCACCGTAGTTACTAGCAGAGTCACCAACTATTTCAGACTCTAACATAGCCATTTCAATGTAGTCAGTAAAACGAGCTCTTGTATCAGCTTCAGCTTTTAAGTACCATAAGTAACCACCTTGACCAGATTCTGTAGAAACTTCAACCCAACCAATTCTAGAAGCGTCAGATCCTGATACCTCGTAGTAATCTTTCATGATAATTGGTTTGTTAGCAAAAGTTTTAAACTGAGGCTCGTGAGCTTTTCTAGTACCTTCAAAAGCTGCATTACCAGCCTCATAACCAGTACCTTTAGCAAACTCATTACCATAAACTAGTATTGTAGTAGCTAAATCAGTAGTTAATGCAGCGATAGTAGAACCATCATAAGCAGCTAAAGTTAATTCGTCATTATTAGTAATAGCTGTAACTATTGCTTTAACTACACCGTTAGCGTTAGATACAATAACAGTATCGTTTTCTCTAACACCATGAGCAGTATCAAGACCAGCTGTAATATTTGCAGCTTCATCAATATCAGCTTGTATTAAAAAAGTATCTGAACCAGTCAACTTTCCTTTGTAAGAAAAGTGTAACCTACCTTGTTCTGACCAAATAATTTGATCTGATTGCGATGCTTCTTCAGCTCCAACTTGAGCAAGGAAACCAGAAATTGTACGAGGTCCAAAAACCTCAGCTTCTTTTTCCATTAGCTCTGGTAGGTATTGTTGTGCCCATCCACCGCTTACGTTTAAATCTAGGTAATTTGTTGATAACGTTTTCTGCGTTGCAGAAGGTACGCTATTTAAATTACCTCCACCTGTAATTGCCATAATTTTGTAATTTTAAATTGTTATTTATTTTTTATTTTTAATTTTAAACTTAAAATCAGAAGAATTATCACCTAGCACTTTCACCTTCAATCCACCAGCTTCAATAGTACCATGACTTTGTCGCGGGTTCATGTTTACATTTTTAGCTTTAGCTACACTATTTTTCATAGCATCAGCTTTACCTTGCTCGTAAAAGTGTTTCGCAATAGCGTCTGCATTCATTGCTGTAAATAAAGATCTATGATAACCCTTAGCATCTTTTAAACTTAAATCTTTATCTAAAAACTTTTTAGTAAAATTATTTAAATCACTTTGGGTTGCTTTAACCTCTTCAGCATTGTTTACATTAAATCTATATTTTTTATCACCGACGTTATATTCAAAACCTTTGAACTTGTCGTTAAAAACTTCGTTAGTTTTTTGTTTAAAAACATTAAGATTTTTTTCTGCTACCTTTGTTTTTGCTTCTGACTCTTTGTTGTATCTATTAAAGAAATCCATAGCTTTTTGTTGTTCAGGCGTTAGCTTTGAACCGGCTTTAATTTCTTCATAGTATTTGGACTTTTGCCCGTCCAAATGGGCTTTAGCGCTGGCAACTTGCTCTTTTAACGCTAATTTTTTTCTTCGTATATCTACATCTTCGTCCGCGTCTTTATCATACGAAAACGAATCTTGCATAAGAAAACCTATTTCTTCTGTAGTTAAATGAGGTTTTGTTTGCTTATAATATTCAAGTAAAAGATCTAAGTCACTTAACTTACTGTAATCTTGATTAAGTTTAACATAATCATTTAAATCACCACCAGTGTCTTCCATAAAGTCAACTAACTTTTGTATGTTTTCTGGTAGTGGCTTACCAGTAGCTTTAGCTTCTTCTACAGCTTCTTCTACTTTTTCCTCTACTTTAGTAATTTCTTCCTCAGTAGAATCTTCAGTTATTTCTTCTAGTACTGGAGCTTCTTGTGTTTCAGCTTCCGGTTGTACTTCTTTTTGTTCTTGTGTGGGCTCGGCATTTTTAGACTCTGCAACCACTCCGCTGTCGTCAGCGTTATCTTTTTTAATTTCATTTTCTTCTGGTGTTGGAGGTTTATCTAAATCTACCTTTATAACGCTATCGTCACTAGCAGATTCAAATTTATTTTCATCAACTTGAGAAATCATTTCATCAACTTGATCATTAATATCTTGTGTAGTTTCTTCAACTACTTGTTCATTTTTTTCTTCCATAATATAATATAATAATAATTAATAATTTTAACTTGGCTCAAAACTTCCTAAATCAAAACCTCCACCTAATATATCATTACCTGCTGACTCAAAGTTTTTAGGTGGTTTGTTTGCTTGTCTTTGATCTATAAGTTCTGATTGTTGAGTGTTTCTTCTATCTACAAGCTCTGATTGTTTAGATGCTCTTTTGTTTATAAGATCAGATTGTTGATTTGCTTGTAGTTGTGTTCTAGCATCTTTTCTATCTTCTTTCATGTTGTCTCTTTGAGATACAACTTGCATATCCGCTTGCTTTAACTGCATGTTCATTTGAAACTCCATTTGCATTAACTCTTTCTTCAAATTGGCTTCTTGTGATAGTTTTGCCGCGTCTAGCTGCCCTTGCATTTGTAATAACTGAGCTTTAGATGAAGTTGCGGCTTGATTTTTCTTCATTTCCATTTCAGCAGCTGTTTTAGCTGATTCTTGGTTAGATCTTGTTTGAGCTAACATATTTTCCATTTGCATTCTCCTATCTCTTTCCTGCTTTTTCTTTCTGCGTATTTTTAGCATTTGATTTGCTAATTTAATATTACGAGTTTCTCTAAGGTCAATAGCATCTTCAAGATCTATACCTTGTTGTTGTAATGCCATTTGAATATTATTTTCTAATATAGCTTTTTCTTCTTCATCAGGTCGTAATTCTAAAAATATACCAAAATCATAAAGATGTAAACTAGACATTTCTTCAAGAGTACCAACATTATGAGCACCTATAGCTTGTATGAAAGCATCTTTAGTTGGTGAATATTCTATAATATCTGATATTCTAAGAGATAAACACTCTGCTGTTTCTGCCGTCAAAAACAAACCAGCTTGCAATATATGCCTTGTTGCAGTATTACTATTAGCAGCAGCTAATTTTTGCACACCTACTAAAGCGTTTTTATCTGGCGTACTACCATCTCTAGCTTCATTAAGACCGGTTACATCTCTAATCATTTGTAAGTAGTAATTATAATTACCAATAAGAGCCTGCATTTTATTACCACCAGATGTAGATGTTATTTCTTGAATAGGCACTTTACCTGGATTCATATCACCTTCGCTTGTAAACGATCTACCTATAATAGAACCAGTTTGGAAAAACATATTTAAAGCTTCTTGTGGATTATAATTAGTTCCATTACCTAAATCTACTTCTGCTAAACCATCTGCATCTAAATAAACACCATCGGGAACCATACGTGACATTACTTGTTGTAGTTTTAAATGCGTAAGTTGTATCATATCGGCAAAACCTGTAACACGTCTTACTAATGAATCTATTTTACCATCGTACATACGTGGTGCTACGATAGCATAATTCATTTTAACTTTAGTATAATCACTTTTAGGTCTCATCATATTTGATGACATTTCCCACTTAAGTAGTTTATCAGTACCTAATATTAAAGCTCCTTCATAAAGAGTTTCTATAGACCTTAATAATCTTGAATAACCACCTTCTTTGTTTTCTGGAGGATTAAAGGAATCATCTTTAGGTATTATCTTATCTGCACCAGTTCCAGTTTCTTTTATTTTGTAAACCTCGTTCATATATGTCTTGTAATTAAAATACAAAACTTGAATAGTGTTATTGTCGTTTTCTTCTGCTGTATATCTAGTGTTATAGTTGTTTCTATTATAACTTTTATTTTTCATTATATCTTCAAGATCACTTTCAGATAAATGAGGGAATTGTTTAGCTAATTCATTTACCGGTATAGATTTAACTTCGCCAACGTAATATATATTATCAAAATAAGGTGAATCAGTGTATGAATAAACTAAATTTGCTGGATCAACATAATCAATAACAACACCTTCTGATGTGTTGAAAGAAGTTTTAACAGCACCTATACCTAAAACCGTTAAATCATAATAAAACCGTTTTTTAATTAAGTCATATTTGTTACCTTCAAATAAAATACTTAAAGCTTGTTCTTCGGCTAGTTCAACAGCTTGCTTGTAATTAAGTTGCATGTGTATGCCTAACTCTTCATCATCACCAGGTATTTCTTGAAGACCAGATTCTCTCATTTCTACCCCAAACTTTTTTCTTACTTCATCGTCAAATTCTTTCATAGCCATATCTCTCATTATGCCCTCCATATAATCTGTTCTTTTTTGAACTCCATTTGGAGATTGAGAAAAAGCCCTTATATCATAAGTTCTTTGAGCTAAACCATTAACAACTATGTCTACAAATTTAGATATAATAGGGACAGGCGTCCAGTCTAAATTAAGATAGGACAAATCACCGTTTATAGATAACTCATCCTTATATTTTTGTATTGATTGCTCACCTCTAGCGTATAATCTTAAATTGTGAAACTCTCTATGGTTAGACGTGTAACGATTAATACTTCTATCTTGATTGAACCATTCTGTTTCTATAGCTTTAGCTACTTTCAACCCATAGTCATAACTAAGCTTTTCAGCATCGCTTACAGTTTGACTTGGAAAATAACTTTTACCAGAATATGCCATATTTATTTTATTATTTGTGAATTAGTTCCAGTATTACTATACTTGGAAATATTTATATTTAGTTTAGGTTTTTCAACCTTAGCGTTTGGTGCGTACAAATGTCTATTATTTGCCATTATAGCTAGGCCACTACTTATCGTTGCGTCGTACTTTGTTCTTTTGTTTATATCAAATCTACTCCAATCATTTAGCAAATCATTAAAGTACAAATCACCAATAGTGCCATCTTGCCTTATACCAACGTGATCTTGAATGTACATTTCAATTGCAGCCGCGTGAGCTTGCTTTATATCTTCACTAGAGTTTGGTATACCACCAACTTCTTTTTCTGCAGTTGATAATTTATTCCAAACTTTATCAGGTCGGTTCATACTAAATCCTCTGTAACCTCTACGTCGTAAATAATACAAAAGACGCGGTTTATTGTTTTCTGCTAATATTGGCATACCGTAAAACACTAGCGCCATTAACACATCTTCAAAGAATATTTCAGCCGTAGGTGGTCTTGATAAGTATTCTAAAAAAAAGCTATTCGCAGGAGCGTCCTCCATACTAAACCTGGTTAAGCC